TAATTTGAATAAAATTACGGCGGCTTTCGTTCAGCAGTTCCATGATAACTATGAAGTTGCATGTGCTCAGAATGAATCACGATTACTAAAAACCGTAGTAAATCGTGGTCGTATTGAAGGAGAATCATTCACCATTAACGATATGGGCCAAGTGGAGATGCAAGCTTCTGGTGCTCGTTTTGGTGATACTCAATGGACTATTCCTGATGTGGGTGTACGTACTGCGATCATGTCAGACTGGGATTTATTTATCCCTATTGAAAGCCGCGATATTCCTAAACTAAAAGCACATCCAAATGATAAGTATATCAAGCTACTAAAAAGTGCACGTGACCGTAAAACTGATGACTTGATCTATCACGCTTTAGTGGGTGGTGTAACACGCACTGTTGTAGATGATTCGGGTGCTAAAACGGTTTCTACTGTACAACTGCCAGCCTCCCAGATCATTCTGTCTGGCTTTGGCTCTTTAAAACAGCAGCTTGTGAAAGCAAAAGCAATTTTCCGTGCTAATGAATGCGATGAGCATAACGGCGAAAACCTTTATATCCTCTATACATCAACAATGCTGGAAAAAATCTTAAGTGATACTACATTAACTTCAGCAGATTTCATGGCCGGTAAAATGCTGCAGGAAGGTGGTGTAGGTGGTAAATGGTTAGGCTTCAACTGGATTCCGTATGAAAAGTTGAATCAGGGTGCCGCCGTAGGTGAGATGCGTACTGTTGCTTACTCTGGTACAGCTTGCCACTTCGGTGATGCTGCAATTACTGACTTCGGTATCACAGCTCGACCAGACAAGAAAAACATTAAACAGGTTGGTGGTGTTCACTCATTCGGTGCAGGACGTTCGAATGAGCAGAAGGTAGTAGCAATCGACTTTGTAGTTTAACTGGGGTTTTGGCCTCACATCTTGACCGGGGTGTGAGGCTTTTTTAAACAAAGAATATGTAGCGAAAGGAATTATAAAAATGCAATTGCCAACTAGTGAAGTAAGCGGTGAAAAAATTCATTCTGATTGTAATGATGTATGTGTTCAACACATGAGTGCTCCCAACTTTCCTGACGGACATTGGTATCAAATTTACCATTCTAATAGTTTTAATATTGATATCGCATTTCAAAACGGCCCTGTCAAAGAAGTTGGAATAAATGGAATAACTAATGAAGCATTACTCTCGATTGTTATTCATCGTCTTCAAGAGCTAAATAAGCAATTTCCTTGTCGAGAGAACTCACTTGCTATTACTAATCTTGAACAAGGACTTATGTGGTTAGAAAAGCGAACAGCAGATCGCAAGAAACGTGGTGTTGAAGGTTTTAATCAAGCTTAACACCCAACAAACTTAATCAGAATCCCGGCAACTATAAGCAAAAGTTATCGGGGTTTTTCTTATGGCGGCCACTAAAGTCAGCATCTGTAATACAGCATTACGCGCTATTGGTGCAAAACGCATCTCAAGTTTTGATGAAGATTCAGAAGAGGCAGAACATTGTCGTGATATTTACGATCAAATACGTCTTTCTCTACTGCGTAAGCATCCTTGGTCATGTGCTAAAAAGCGTGCCATTCTTTCACCTGTAAGTACATATCCAAGCTTTGGCTATGCTCATGCATTCCCATTGCCGCATGATTATGTGCGTGTGATTGATACCAGTATTGAAAGTTATGAAATTGAGAACCGGTACATACTTGCTGATACTAACCAGATCAACCTGATATATATCTTCGATAATGATAATGAAGACACCTGGGACCCGATGTTATGCGAAGCACTTAGCCTAAAAATGACATCAAGCATGTGTAAACCTCTTACCGGTAGCGATGCTGCCGGTGATAGTGCCGAAATTAAATGTAAGGAATTGATCAAGGAAGCACGAAATATCAATGCTCAGGAACGGCCAAGCCAGGATCTACAGTGGTCTGATTCCTCATATCTGGAGGGTCGTTACTAATGAGAACCTGGATACTGAAAAATAATCTCAGCAGTGGTGAGCTTAGCCCACTTTTATGGACCAGAACCGATGTGCAGCAGTATGCAAACGGCGCAAAGAAACTATTAAATGCTTTGCCATTGGTTGAGGGCGGCGCCAAGAAAAGACCAGGAACTAAATTTAGAGCAATCATGGCTGGAGCTTTACGCCTGATTCCATTCATTGCCAATTCAGAAAATACGTATCTGATTATTCTTGGTATCAAGACACTTAAAGTGTTTAACCCAAGAAATTACTCAATAGTCTATGAAGTAGCTACGCCGTACGATACTGAAAAGAAAGTACGTGAAGTGCAGTTTGCCCATACAAAGTACCGCATGTTCTTTGTCCAGGGAGATACACCAGTACATCGTTTTATTTGTTCAGCAGACTTTACCAATTGGCAATTTGCACCCTTTACGTTTAGTGTTCACCCAAATGATGAATTGGGTACCAGTCCCAATGTTGCGCTTAAGCCTTCTGGGGTAGAAGTGGGTAAACTTATTTTACTTACTGCTACTGCATTCCCTGCATGGGTAGCAGGTGAAACCTATCTGACAGGGGAGCGGGTTATACACAACAATAAGACATGGAAAGCATTATCAGATAATAAAGGATCTGAGCCAGCAGTCAGCAATACAAATTGGGAAGAAGTGACTAGAGGCAATGCCAATGTTTTCACTCCTGAGCACATCGGTTCCATTGTTGAAATCAACGGTGGTCAAGTAAAGATTACTAACTTTGATACTAACCGTTCAGTGTTTGGTGAAGTGGTGGTGAAACTAACTACTGATATTCAGGCGATTGCTAAATCATGGTCTTTAAAAACACTAGCGTTTAGTGCTGATAGCGGCTATCCGCGTACAGTCTGCTTTTTTAAACAACGTCTGGTATTTGCCAATACCAAAGCCAGTCCTAACCAGATGTGGTTTAGCCGTATTGCAGACGATGGTAATTTTCTTGAAACAACCGAGGATGCTGATGCTTTTAGTATTGCATCCAGTTCGGCGCAGTCAGATAACATTCTACATTTGGCTCAGCGTGGTGGCGTGGTTGCGCTTACAGGTGGCTCTGAATTTCTAATCAGCTCTACTGGTGCATTAACACCAGCCTCAGCACAAATTGACCAACACACAAGCTATGGGGTGCAGAAGGACGTTAAACCCATTATGGTGGGTAACGAGCTATTATTTGTTCAACGTGGTGGAGAATGGTTGCGTGCTCTAACCTACGATTTCCAGTCTGATGGTCTGATTTCACCTGAGCTTTCAATCATTGCACGGCATATCACAGAAGATCACGGTGGTATTAAGGAACTCACCTATCAACAAACACCTAGCAGTATTGTGTGGGTTGTACTGAATGATGGAAAGGTAGCAAGTATTACGCTGAACCGTGAGCAGAGTATGAATGCCTGGGCTCAACATGATTTTGGAGGTCTTGCGCTATCTATGTCTGCATTGCCTACCACACTTGGTGAAGATCAGTGTTTCATCCTTATTCAACGCAACGGCAATATAGTGCTCGAGGAGTTGAAAGAGACCGCACAGAGTGATTGTGAAATAGAATTTTTTGTAGCTCAAGGTAAAACACCGACAACCGGTTTACATTTGGAACTTTTTAAAGAACCACTGGTGAATTTTCAAAATGAGTATGGATATTTCTATAGTGGTATTTCTATTTCAGGTACCACACTAGATTTAAATGATGCTGAAATTAATCAGCTAGTAAGACTTGGCCAACCTTTTAATTTTGAAGTTGACTTATTGCCACCAGACTTTAGCCAGTCACCAGCTACAGCCATGTTCAATAAAATTATTGTGCATGAGGCAGCTATTTATTTGAACCAGTCAATTGGTGGTTTTATCAATGGTAAAGAGTTTTCAACCAAGCTTTATAACCAGAATGCGTTTAATAACCTGCCATATACCGGTTATGCCATAGAAACATTGCAGGGTTGGAAAACCTTGCATGAACTCGAACTTAAAATAACACACAACAAACCTCAGCCATTTCACATGCAATCTATTTCTATTCGGGTATCAATCAACGAGAAATAGAATGTTTGAAGTAAGAACAGCAACACTTGCAGACTTGGAGACGCTTGTTGATTTTGGCAAGCGTCTCACTCAAGAGTCACCAAATTTTAGTAAGCAAGGCCTACATGAACCTACAGTCAGAGCCTTTCTGAGCCACCTTATTGAATACCTGCAATCTGTTTTTCTGGTGTACGACACGTCACACAATCCCATTGGTGCATTAATTGGCGAGACTGGGCTTTGCTGGCGTACCGGTCATGTTCTGGCTTTTGAACATGGTGTATATGTCTTGCCGGAGCACCGTAAATCTGGTGCTGCTGCGAAACTGGTACAGCATTACATTGAATGGGTCAAATCTCAGGGCGCGAACCGTATTCAACTTGGCACTATGTCAGGCATCCATGCAAACAAAACCGTTCAGTTTTATGAGCATCTGGGATTGAAACTTACAGGATATGTTTTAGAGAAGGAGATTAACCATGTGTAGTGGAGGAGGAGTATCTTCAAGCTTTAAAGCCTTACAGGGCTATAGCAACGCCGTGACAGCAGATGCAGTTTCAAAAGGTAATGCTAAAACAGTACGTTCAGTCGCCAACCTTCAGGCTTCAAAGATCAAGGAAGGTGGCAGAAAAAATGCATCCAGTGCACGTGCTGCTGCAGCAGAGAATGGTCTTGATGTAGATGTAGGATCAGCAGCTCTTATTGAAGATGAGCATCTGGTAGATGCTGAATACAATGCTGAAATGACTAAAAGAGGCGCAGGTTACCAAGCTGAAAGAATTCGACGTGAAGGCAAGATGCAGCGTAATAACTATGGTATGGAAGCAACTAGCGACCTGTTTAACGCTGTTAGTGGAGGATGGAAATAATGGCAATTATCCCACGTTCACAGGGCCGTATTGTTCCTGATGCACCGATGGCGCGGCAAGTGCCGCTGACAGGCTTAGGGCGTATAGGTGAGGCGGTTAGTGGAGCATTAGAACAACGTGAAGCACAGCGACAAGAGCAGGAAGTTAGTACTAAACGTCTTGAACTTTACAACAATGACCTGGCAGAAAAAGAGGCCAAAGTTAAAGTTGATGATGTGCTAACTACTGGTTTTACTGAAAAGGTCACTTTACTGCGTAACGATGTGGCCAATGGTGCACGTAAAGCACAGGATGCTGATGCAGATCTGGAGGCTTGGTCTAACGAGCAGTTTAAGCAGCTTGAAAATGATTTACCGATTCATGCACGCCAAGATTTCCGCACTTATTGGGATTCAACTGTAAATAAACAGCGTTCTAATTTTTTACCGTTACAGCTTAAAGCAGATGAACAAAAAAGCGGACAGTTGGCAGAACAGATGTTCCAGATTGCTACGCGGTTACCACCAGCTGCCCGGAAAGAATATTTAAAAACCAATCTGGCCACACTAAATATTCCCGAAGCTACAAAGTCTGATCTTTATTACAAGCTTGATGTTACAAGTGACCAGATGGATATTGACCAGCGCGTAACGGCTGCAGTTGATAAAGATGATGTGGAATCACTGCAAACATTGGTTACTGATCTGGATAGCGGTAAATATGGATATCTGGATGGGCCCACTATTCAGAAGAATAAAGCTTCTGCATTGAGCCGGATGGGAATAATCCAGGATCGTCAGGAAATTGAACAGAAAAAGCGTGAGACCGAGGCCAAAAAAAATCTGAATAATTTTGTCAGTAATGTCTTAACCGGTCGAGAGCTGGACAAGTCCTATATAGAAAATGTTGGTGCATTGGTATCTGGCACATCAATGCAGGGCGAGTATGAGTTCTATCTCAAGCAGTCAGATAACTTTCAAAGCTTTTCTAAGCTTAGCTCAGCGGAGCAAGCTAGAAAAATCAGTGATATGAAAGCTCAAATTGCTAACAGTTCATCCGCTGACCCGGTTGCAGAGAACAAGATACTGAGTGCTTATGAGCGTATCTATGGTGATCGTATGAGCACCTTAAAAGATGACCCAAATCTAGGATTGCGTGAACGTGGCATTCAGTTGCCTGAACTTGATCCCGCTGAAATGAAACTGGCACCAGCTTCGGCAGCCAAAAAACTGGTAGAAATTGGCTCGTATCAAATTGCCCAGAAAAAGAAAGACCCAAACGCGGTACTTAAGCCGATTAGTCCAGCAGAAGTTAATGGACTTAAAGATTCTTTTGATGCAATGCCAGTTAATCAAAAGTTAGATTTTATTGGCAGCCTGATCAGTGAGAGCCGAGGCATTAAAGATGGGCCCAAAATATGGGGTTCAGTGCTTGGCCAGCTTGGTGGAGAAGACCGTCAGGCCTATATAATGGCAGGCGTGGCCAGAATGAACAACTATCACTCTATTAAAGGTGAAGATGTAGCAGCAGCAATCATTAGCGGTGTGCAAGCTCAGAAGAATAAGCAATTGATTATGCCAAAAGACCAGTTACTTATAACGAAGTTTAATGAGTATGTAGGCAATTCAGTATCTGGAAGTACTGCGAATATGACTTATAGCGCCTACAAAGCTATATATGCACATTATTTGGAAAGAAATGGAAAATATCAAGGCACACCAGAAACAGTAGATTCAAGTCTTTCTGATACTGCAATTGAGTTAGCTACAGGGGGCGTTTATGAACAGGATTTAGAATATGGTTCATTACAGAACTGGAAAGTCGCAAAACCATACGGAATGGAGAAATCAAGGTTTGAGGCTTATTTATCTAAAGGCTATAGCGCTGTTTCAAAGGGTACAGGAATATCAGTTAAAGAACTTGAAACATTACGTCTACGACGTTCTGATTCCCGTTCTCCAAAAGGTGAAATTCAGTACGACTTAATCAATGAGCGTGGTACTCCGTTGCAAGTGGGTGGGTTGATCTGGCGTATTAATTTAGAAGGAGTTACAAGATGAGTAACTGGCTATCAGAATTTTCAGGCGAAGATCAGCGCCAGATTGATGAGCTGAATGCAAAAGGGTTGCAGCATAAGGACACCACACCTAAAGAAACAACCGGGGTATTTAGTGGTGCAATTACAGCGCCATTACGCGGAGCAGGTGCAGGCTTTGCAAAAGCGGCTAATACCATTACCAAGCCTCTTACCGCCATTGCTGACCGCTTGGAATATAGTGCAAAAGATTTATCTACTGATGCATTTATAGAGCCTTATCAGGAGTTCAAGGACAAGAAGGAAGATGCCCGGAATTCACTGATTCTTGAAGGTGTAAAAGCACTAGAAGATAAAGAAAATACTGGCATAGTTGGCAATATTGGCTTTGCTTTAGGTGATTATGCTACACGTGCAGTTGTTGGCAGTTTAGGAGGCGGAACGGCAGGAGCAGCACTGATAACCGGACTTTCTGAAACTGATTATAACTATAAGGATCTGGTGGCTCAGGGTGTTGTTACTGATACAGCGCTTAAAACTGCAGCAGTAGATGGGGCTGTAGCTGGTATATCCACCGCTTTGCCCTTATCACTCGGTTTTAAAGGTAAAGGCGGTCTGGTTAAAGATGCGGTAGTTTCAGTCGGTGGTGCCACAGCAGTCTCTACCGGTGGACAAGCTTTATCTGGTGAAATTCTTGAATCAGAAGGGTATGAAAAGCAGGCTAAAAAATATGAAGTTACACCTGAAAGCATCGGTACTGAAGTTCTTTTAAATGGCCTATTGTTTGGTGCCGGCCGGTACATGCAGGGCCGTTTAAATGCTGATATAAAAAAAGAATTATCCAAAATTGATGTAGGTCAGATCGAAGCACAAAACACACAGATTGAGGCAGCACTTGAAGTTAATCGCATGCAGCTTGACGATACATCTGCACCAGTTAAGCCAAGCAATCCAATTCAGCACAACAACCATTTGAAAAACTTTGATGATGCCACTGAAAGCATCAAAGCGGGGCGACCGGTCAATGTGGTGTATCCGGTGCATGGGGAAGAGAAGCATGTGACGGTTCATATTGCGCCAAGCGAATACAGTAAAATCCGCTACAATGATCCGCGCCTAGATTCTATATTGCACTCGAAAGCAAAAGAGATGGATATGGATTGGGCAGTACCGCTACTGCTTTCGATCCGTCGTGCTGGTGAAAAATCGAATAATTGGCAGGTATCACCAGTAGGTGCACAGTCAATTATGCAAATCATGCCTGATACCAAAGCTGGACTTGAGCGAAATTATAAAAAGAAATGGGATATTAATAACCCCGAACATGCTACAGAAATGGCTTTATATCTTGTCCGTGAAATGTCACAGCAGTATAAGACCAAAGATCCTCTAGTGTTGGCTGCTCACTACAATGGCGGCTTTGCAAATGGTAAAGCCATGCAGAAAAATGGTAAACCTAAAGCTCAGGAAACTATAAATTATGTCAATCGTGTAAAGGATTTTATCGATACTGGTAAATATAAAAACTACACTGGTAATAATATCTCCACAGCGCATGGTCTGGATGGTTCAGTCTACAACATGGCTTATGAGGTCCGTGACTTAAACGACCTGATTACGTCAAATGATGCACTATACGGAGTAAATCCAAACTACCCGGCAGAACTGCAACCACGCGACCGGACCCGGGCCGCATCACGTCAGCAGATTGAAAGTATGGCCGCTAACTTAAAACCTGAGCTGTTGGGCGAGTCGCCAATGCTATCCAACGGCGCACCTATTATTGGCTTGGATAATGTTGTTGAATCCGGTAATGGTCGAACGCTAGCAATAGGCAAGGCTTATGAATCTGGACGGGCTGATGCATATCGTGATTTTGTTCAGAATTGGGCTAATGAACGTGGTATGGATATATCGGGTGTAAATACCCCTGTTTTAGTACGTACACGGCTTACAGATACCGACCGGGTAGAGTTTGCCAGATTAGCCAATGAACCTGATGTGGCTCAATTCAGCGCATCTGAGCGCGCAGTTTCTGATGTAGATCGGCTGCCTGATGCATCACTTCTTAAAATCAATAATGATGGCATGATCAATTTAGATGGCTCAATGGATTTTGTACGAAACTTCGTCAACCAGTTGCCACAATCAGAACGTGCCAGTGTAATGACCTCTGAAGGCAGGTTATCGCAAGAAGGTAAGCGCCGGATTGAATCCGCTATGGTGCAACGTACTTATGGTGACTCTAGTCTTGTAACACGACTGGCTGAAAATCTGGATGATGATAGTAAGAGCGTTTTAAATGCTCTACTTCGTGCTGCACCACAATTAGCCCAGCTTGGTGATCTGGTTAAACAAGGCGGCCGACATCAAAATACAATTGCTCAAGACTTGGCACAAGCGGCACAAAAGCTGAGTAATTTAAAAGCTAATGGTTTGCGTGTAGATGATTATTTAAGTCAGGGGCAATTAATTGATGATGGGCTTTCACCTGGTGCACGTGATTTTCTTAATGTCTTTGACCAAAATAAGCGTAGTGCCAAAGCCATTTCAGACAATATTCAAAGTGAGATTGACCGGATCGAAGGTATGGGTGATCCGCGTCAGGGTTCGCTATTTGGCAATGATTCACCAGAAGAAAAGGCCGCTTTGGATATTATCTTGAATAATCCCGATCAGGAAATTTCAGTTAGCCGTATGCGACTAGATGGAGAAGTTGAGGAAATTACCATGACCTTGCGCGAGCGTCTGGATGAATTGGAAGCTGAAGCTAAGCAAGCTGATCTAGATACTTTGGCAACTCAGACAGCAATTAGTTGTGCTTTACAGTTTGGCGAGTAATCTGTTTATATAATGTGCTTTTATAATAATCAGGGGTGTTTATGTTCGCTGTTCTTTTTGTTACGTCCTTAATACTAATTTTTTGGGTTACTAAACTGAATGGAGAAGTTAAAGAGCTAAGGGGTATTAATCAGTATAATTTTGAAGTTTATCAAAAAAAGTTTGCCGATATTGAAGATGCTTTTCGTTTTGAAAAAGAACAGCGCGATCATCTTCTTGAGCGCATACACGACATGGAAAGGGATCAGAATAAGTATATTGAGTAATTTTTTACCCAACAAACTAAACTCTGCTTAATGCTCAGATGATGAAAATTATCTGGGCATTTTTATTATGAAAGACCAATGCAAGGCCGCCGTAGCAAAAGCACTCGGTAAGGCGACACTGAACCAGCAAGAAGCAACCAACATTGAAAACCGGATCAAGGATGCAATGAAGTCTTTGGCCAAAAAAGATATTCAGAATTGGCGCAATCTATCCGATGCTGAAAAGCTGGTGAAAGCCGGTGAGTTTGTCGCACAGGATATTCAGGCACAATTAAAACAAAAGCATGCCATTGCAGCCCGTGACATACTGACCCAAAACAAAAATCTTGCACAGCTTGACCATCCAACTTTAACTTCTAGTGATGTGATAGACCGTATGGTTGCAGCGCATGGTGATATGTCCGGCATACAGTCTATTGATTCTAAAGCACGAGCAATTGCCTCAATTTATCGGGGCGATTTAGTAGATTTTTATACAAATATCAAAGATGGTTTGGGTGTCTTCACAAATAAAGAAATGGTTCAAAATATTGTTCATGAACGTTTCGGGGTGAATACGGGCGACCCATTGGCCAAGAAGATCAGCGATAAGATGGGTGAAGTATTTGATGGAATGAAAGATAGATTCAATAGAAGTGGTGGGAATATTGGAACTCTAACGAATTGGGGTTTGCCACAGACTCATAGTCTAGAAAAAATCGTCAAGGCGGGAAAACAGGCTTGGGTTGATTTTGTTATATCTAGACAAGATCGCAATCAGTTTACTCATGCAGACGGAAGTTTGTATTCTGATATGGAGTTAAAAGAATTACTCGAATACTCATTCGACACATTGAGCAGCAACGGTGCCAATAAAACAGAGATTGGCCGTCAGTCCTTTGGCGGTAATTCCAAAGTCACCAGCCGCCATTCTGAAAGCCGGGTACTGCATTTCAAAGATGCTGAATCATGGATGGAATATCAGGCAGAGTTCGGTGGCATGCCGTTTGTAGACTTGGTGGAAGCTCATATAAATGGCCTCTCGAAAGATATTGCACTTGCTGAAAACTTAGGAAGTAATCCCAAAAATGCAATGCGTATATTGATGGATGCAGCAAAGCAAAAAGACTGGCAAAAAGGTTTAGATGCCGAGAAAACAGGCCGTATACGTAAACGTGCTCAAACGATGTTTGATGAGTTTACAGGACAGAATACACCGCAATCCGAAGTCCTGGCTAATCTCGGCCTTACATACCGATCTATGAATGTAGCTGCCATGCTGGGTGGCACCACTCTATCTTCAGTAACTGATCAGGCTATGATTGCCAAAACAGCTTCAATTCATAGTATCGCTTACCGTAAAACGTTTGGTGAACTATTATCCCAATTGAATCCAGCCAATAAAGCAGATCGTGAATTAGCTCATTCACTCGGTCTGGCCACAGAAGAAATGTTAGGTTCTATTGCACGATGGTCTGATGATGGTCTTACATCTATCAGCGGCAAGACACAGAAACTGGCACGTGTTTCAAGCTCCCTTGCTACGCAAGTCATGCGTTTATCAGGTCTTAATGCACTTACATCAGCCTCCAAAGTTGGTTTTACTAAAATGCTAATGGAGAAATACGGCCGTTTGTCTCGATCTAAAGCTTGGAAAGATTTAAGTATTGATGATCGTGAACTCATGGAGAAGACCGGATTATCAGAACGTGCTTGGGAAGTCATGCGCTTAGCTGATCCTGTGGTAGATCGCAAGGGCAATCAATTAATGTCAGCGCGTTCTATCTATGAAAATCCGGATGAAAAGCTTTTAGCATTTGGTGACCCCTCACGTGTAAGAGATGAGATAGCTTCACAATTTCAGGCACATTTATTGGATGAGCAAGGCATGGCCGTAGTTGAAGCGGGATTGCGTGAGCGAACCTGGATGAATCCCGGCACCAGAAAAGGTACAGCAATGGGGGAAATCCTTAAATCTATGCTTCAGTTCAAATCATTTTCAGCAGCCTTTCTGATGCGACACGGTAGCCGGGCAATGAGTCAACCAACTAAAGCCAGTAAGGTAGGGTACGCAACTTCACTGATTGCCATGACCACTGTATTAGGGGGGCTGGTTGTTCAGTTGAAAGAACTGGCCAATGGTAATGATCCTGCCACGATGTGGGACAGTGATGACCCAGAAAAGACAGTAGATTTCTTTAAACGTTCTTTTGTTGCTGGCGGTGGTTTGCCAGTGTTAGGCGATATTCTGGTGGCAGGAATGGATACCAGTGGCCGTGATGCAGGTGATTTTATAGCTGGTCCGTTTGGTACCGACTTTAAAAGTATTCTTTCTTTAACAGTAGGAAATGCTACACAGCTTTCTAACGGAGTTGAAACAAATGCAGGTAATGAGGCATTTAAATTTTTAAAAGGAAAGGTTCCTTCCCAAAACTTGTGGTATACCAAAGCAGCGGCAAATCGCTTAATTTTTGATGAAATGCAGGATATGATTGCGCCAGGCTACCGTGAAAAATTATTAAGGAAGGCCGAACGAGAACAAGACCGTACCCGATACTGGGGCGATGACTTAGGCGATATTCAGATGCCAGATTTTGAAAGGATAGTACAATAATGGTTAAAAAAGTCTTTAGTACTTTATTATTAGGCAGTATGGCATTTTCTACTGTAAACGCTGCCTCGATAGATACACCCATAGAAATTAGGAATACTCATGCAAGTTTTGTGAATGGGGGAATGTGTTCATTAGCTTTTGATTTATCAGCAAATGATGCCTTAGAGAATATTGAAAAGATTGATTTTTTATTTTCAATGAAAGATAAAAATGGAAAACTTATAAGCAATGAAACAGCTACCGCCGATGATTTTAATTTTGTAGGTGGAAAGACTTATAGTGGTTTTTTCATTGAGGGCGAAAGTGCTTGTGATGCATTCGGTGAAACACTGATAGTGAATAAAGCTATTGTCTCTTATAACGACAGAACTAAACCTGAAGATATTGTAAAAACCAAAAAATTAATAATTGATGATTTTAAACCTATGAAAATTATAGTGGGTAAGGGCAAATAATTTATTTAGTAAACCTGCGATGTTAAAAATAAAGGCTGCATTTGCAGCCTTTATTTTTTTCTATAAAAAATTATTGTCCACCTGGACGACGATCAGCAGCACGATCGCCACAAGATGAACCATCTTTTGCACTTTGCCAGCTATGATCGCATGAACCAGCAAAAGTCATAGTAGTCGGTAGAGCTAAAATAACGGTCAGAATTAAAGTTTTCATTGGCATTTCCCCACTTTGTTATAATCTGCAAATTTGCTCAATTAGCATACAGAATAATCAAAACTGTTGCCATTCAGTTTTACCCAACAAACCCGATTTTAACCCCCCGTATAACAGCTATATACGGGGGATTTTTTATGTCAGAAAAAAAGAAAGTTGGTCATCTCAAACCTGAGACAAAAGATAAATTAAAGCTGTGCTTAGAAATGTCGGCAACTGATGCGGTTGATCTTATGACTGAAGCATACGGTAAAGATATTTTTGATAAAGAAGGGCGTGGAGATAAAGTCTGGCTTTATAAAGGGGCTAAAGAAGCCCTGACATGTATGGAGAAGCTTAAACGCATTTTAAATGATGATGAGCTAACCACAGGCAATATTGATGGCCGGACTGTAACGCCTGAAGCACAAGCGGCTGCGTTACTTGAAAGTGTTCAGAAAAAGCTGGAAGAACGGAAACAGCGGCCGAGCTAATTCATGATTAAGGTCAGCTTCGCTGCGTTTTATCTGGTTTATGCGGAAACATTAAACTGGGTGGTTCCCGATTTTCATTTAGATGTCTGTGATTTTCTGGAGGACTATGGCTCGCTCGGTCTCTTAATGCTGCCGCGTGGCCATGGTAAATCAACCATCCTGGATATTTATAATGCATGGCGGCTTTACTGTAATCCCGATCATTTAATTTTACATCAAGGTGCAACAGATCCGGATGCATACAAAGTGAGTCGCGGTACTGAACAAGTGCTTGAACGACATCCACTGTGCCAATTGTTCAATATTAAAAAAGAGCGTGGAGAGACACAAAAATGGTGGGTAACCGGCTCTACAGATGTTCGCCATGGTTCTATTCATGCTCGGGGGATTTTATCCAACGTTACCGGCTCACGTGCCAACGAGGTGCAAAATGATGATGTAGAAGTTCCGAGTAACATTGGTACACCAGAGGCAAGAGAAAAGCTACGTTATCGTTTGGGTGAACAGACTTTTATTCTTATACCTGGTGGACAAGAGCTTTATGTGGGTACGCCACACACACATGATTCTCTATATACCGAGATCAGGAATAATCCAGACTCAAAATGTCTCATTTTCAGAATGTTTGAGAAAGAAAAACGTTTTGAGCAGGTTGTTGAAGCATATGTAGATTTCAAGCCAATCTATATTTTTAGCGGTATTGGCAAAACATCAAAGCTTTTGAAAGAGGGTGAAGATTACCAGATAACAGTTAAAGGCAATTCTCATCACATCACTTTTGATGAATCACATTATCTTATTGATGTTTACAGTGAAGCTTTATGGCCTGAGCGTTTTACCCCAACAGAAATGCAGAAGCGCCGTCGCAAATGCCGGACAGTTAATGCTTGGGATTCTCAATATCAACTACATGCTAAACCTATTACTGATGTTCGTTTAGACCCAGACAAAATGATTGCTTATGACTGTGAGCCAGTCCTTAAGCGAGCGAATGGCCAGTGGTACATGATGTTGGGCGAGCGTCATATTGTTGGAATGACAGCACAATGGGACCCATCATCTGGAAAACTTAAGTCAGATATATCTGCAGTTACTTTAACGCTGCATGATGACCTGGGTAATAAATACTGGCACCGATCTATAGCATTAAAAGGCGAAGTGATCATAACCAATGACAGTGGTGAGGTGGTGGGTGGCCAAGTCTGGCAGCTTTGTGATCTGATCGAAGAGTTTAAAATCCCTAAGATTACAATTGAAACCAACGGTATTGGGAACTTTGCACCATCTTCACTTAAAGCAGCACTGAAGAAAAGAAGATTGCGCTGTGGAGTTAAAGGAAAGCATTCTACACAGCCAAAAAATAAACGGATTTTAGAAGCAGTTGAAGGGCCTTTGATCTCTGGTCTGATATGGGTCCATGTATCTGTAATTGACACAATAGAAGGTGAGAATACCTCTACTCAGTACAAGCAAATGCAACAGTTCAACCCGGGGGTGACCGAACAAGAAGATGATTATCTGGACTCACTTGCCTGTACGCTAAATGAATCGCCAGAGCGTATAGGAAAAATACACAACGGACTTGAGCCTAATGAGTCCCCTAATTGGAGAACAGATGGTGGCGTTACTGATGCTGCCTTGGACTTTGAAGAATATTAGGGGTAGGTTATGCCAGTATCAGAGCAGACACCATATGAAGAATATATTGCTAATGGTGTATCTACAAGATTTCCACTCGGATTTATGTGTAAAGATAGCAAGCATCTGATTGTTAAAGTTGCTGATCAGGAAGCTTTACCAGGTGAATGGTTTCTTGATCAGCAAGATGTAGTTTTTTATACAGCACCAAAAGCTGAAAGTGTGATTTCGATTAAACGAAATACACCACTCGCCCGTACTACCAAATATTCTCTTTATGACAATTCGTTTCGTCCTCAAGCCATTAATGATGATATGGATTTTGTTTGGCTAAAAATGCAAGAATTATTGGTCGAAAAAAACTTACTTGAAATCAAAGCCTCAAAAGACGATGACTTTTTAAAAGAATTTTTGCTACAAGTAATTACTGATGCTGGTCTACAAATGGATCAGCTGCGAGAATTATTTGATTCTAAAAATTATGCATATGACCAATTGATTGCAGCACTTAAAAACACAATTGATGTGGCTGCTGCAGCTGGAGCCGGTTCAAAAGGCTGGTTGGCAAAACTTGTTGCATACCGTGATAAAACACAAGAAGATTTTAATAATCAACTTGATGAAAAATTAAAACGAGAGAATGTGTCTGTATGGGACTTTTTTACTTCAACTGAGTATGCAACCTACAAAGCTGCGCCAACACTATTTGATGCATATCGTCCACTTCAAGCTTTTTTTGATGATATTGCAGTTAATAATTACGGAGTTGCTTACTGCTCTGGGATATTCCGAACGTCTAAGGAACTAACTTTTACTGTACCTGATGGACTTAAATCAACCCGAACAGCAATTGGTGAATTAGATTTACAAGCCTTGAGCTCTATAGAAAGTATAATAACAATCACTGCAAATCAGGATTTTAACTGGTACGGAAAATTAATCGTACGAGGTACAGGCAGCACATCAATTAATAGCAGAACTTGTAAAAATGGTATTGTATTAAACGGCTCTGCACGTTGTTATTTTAATAAACTGGTTGCACGTAATTTTTATAATGCAGGTGTCTATGTACCTGATAAAGGCACTTTATGTGAAATTCGATCTATTCGTACTTCTGATTGCGGATCAGGACATGCTGATGCATATAGTCAAATTACAGCCTTTACTAATATTGAGCGAATTGGAAGTTTTGGGAGCGTAGCGCAACGACAAAAGATCCGAGTTGCTGAATTACCAAAAACGGATAGTCTCGCTTATTACCACATTATTATTGATGGTCAACCTTATTATGTATCTGAAACAGATAGAGACACTAAAACATTATCTATCTTTCCGTGGCTTCCTAATAATAAAAACGAGGGTAGTTTAAAATACCTATATGGTGGTGGTGTACTCATTTATGGTGGAGATTCATCAGAAATGATGATAAATACAATTGATGCTGTCAGAACAAGTGTTGCCTTTTTAAATTGTACTAGCTCAAACCTGATCTGACAGTTACCCATTTTTTATTGTGCCTGTCAGGTTAAATTTGAGCTAAATTCTTCTCAGCCCAAATCCGTTTTCCATCAAGTAAAGTTTCAAGTGGTGTACG